AGGATTATTGTCTATGCCCTTCCTAATAGCAGTGTCGCTTTTAGTAAGCTCTAATAAGCTAAAATTTCTTGTAAGATTCATTTTTTATTTTTTTTCTATTATAAATTTTTTTACTGTTTAGTCTATGTTGTCTAAACCTTGCATCTCTTAACATTTTAGCAAATTTATTGAGATATGATAAGTTTTTTAATAGATTTTGAGCCATCAATGTTTTCCTCTAATTCTGCAGAACCCTTATAGCATTTATAGGATACAGTTTCACTGTATTGTCTTTCTGCCGTAAGTTTACCACGTATACATTGTGCCATACCGTCTTGATAACGAGCCTCTTTAATTTCTCCATTTACAAACATCAACAAAGCAACACATTCAGCAATCATATTATTTTACCTTTGTTCTCACCTTCTTTAACAACATATTTTTGTGTGCCGTTTTTCCCTGTTTCAACTTCTTTTTTTAAATCTTTTGCAAGTCTTCTTTGTGTATTTTCCATATTAACTTGTTTTATATAATCTAAAACTTTTTTAGTTATTCGTCCCGTTGCCATTGTATTTATACTCCCTATTTGCATCTTTTAGTTTTTCAATATCTGCTAAAACTTTATCCATTTGTTTTCGCAAAAATTCAATATTGACTTTGTTTAGAGCCATGTCTTCTATGTGTTTGTTAATACGATCTGTAGTCTTATAAAGATCCTCCAACATCATGTATTGTTCCGAGTCCGCGGGAAGCGACCCCATTTGGCCCCGAGGCCATTTTATTCTAAACTCTGTATTCTGTTCGACATCCTGTTCCATTATTTTGATCTTGGTGTCTGCAATGTTTAGACGTTCAACCATTTGGAAATATCCCATGGTGCCGAGTGCCACGATAATTATCAGACTGGCAACCGTCTTCATTGGCATCTGGACGGCTGCCGATTCTGATATTGTTAACGGTTTATTTGACATAAATTATCTTGTCCATAACCATTCTACCAGCTTTTTCCAAGGCCAGCAAATGATCTCCCAAATCTTACAACAAATTCTTTTACATTTTTCCATCATTTTTTCTTCTCCTCTATTTCATAGAAGAACTTGTCGGTATCTTCTGTCCGCCATGCTCTACTATCTTCAACATTCCATTCAGATGTTTGCACTTTCCAATCAGGTGTATTATCTTTCACAGTGAAAGAAGGTATATCCCATATACAACGATTGTTTGGTTGTGCTGCAAAATTGCCATCATCTAAAGCAATAATGTGAGCGCACTTATGTTCGTGCGGTATCTCTGAATGATCAGTGTCAAGTATATTAGGTTCTGGGTGAGCAAAGTCAATAGTAAATAAATATTTACCTGGATGCCATTTTTTATCTTTTCCTATGTACTTACCTGCTTGTCCTTCTAGTATGTCGAAAGAATGAACAGAAGGATAGTAACTAAAACAATTCCAGAGCTGAAGTTCATCAAGTCGTCGCTTGGGCACTCGGGATGGCTCAAATCCCTTTTGAATAAACGCGCTAATAGGTAAGCGATAAAATATTGCACCGTTTTCCATAATAGCATGCCATAGTATGCTCCTTCCAGTAAGAGCTGATATGCCGAAGACAATACAGTCCTCAACTTCTCCATGATGTTTTTGTAAGTCATATAAATATTCTCTTTTTATTTGTGCGTAGATGGGTGGTATGTTTGCATTTAAATAAGCCATAATTTATTATCATCCTATTTCCACCAAAAAATAATGGTTTTTCTATCTTTATTCAATACTTTTTTTACCCCATGATAAACAGTCTGGCCGTTAAAAAAAGTCAACATTCCTTTTTCTGGTTTTATACTTATGCCATTTTTTGTTATAAATTGTCCACCATCAAAATTGTCATTGAGGTAAATTAGACTATTATATACAATGTGTTCTCTACCCCCCTGATTATGCACATGTAGTTGTGCGTATGAATTTACATGGTGATTTTGTATTTCAGCCTGGTCAACAACTAATTTTAAATTAAATCTTTTGTTTATATATTGAGTAACTTTTTCAACTACAGGATCAGTAGTTATATCAACAACTCTTTCTGACCAAGGTAGAGAATAGTCCATGTATCCTATGTCACGTATTTTTTTAAAATATTCATCACATTTTTTTTCTGATAAAAAATTTTTTAAAATATATATTTCATCGGTTTTAGAAACAATTTTATCCAACAATTTTACCCCAGTTAGGACCAGATTCATAATCTACTTTATTAGGTATTTTTAAATCGACTGCATTTTCCATTATGTCTTTTATTTTAGCGGCCTCTAATTCATTAATTACTGATATATCTAATTCATCATGAACCTGTATGTGTGGGGTAATACCCTCTTTGTGTAATTCTAACATAGCTTTTTTTGTCATGTCAGCTGCAGAACCTTGTATTAATTTATTTAATGCTTTGTATGTAAATGCTCTACGCGTAGGATTATTGTGCCAATAATTTTTCTTTGGATTACCATCTTTATCTTTTATTATTTCATCTTCTTCATCTTTTAAATATGGCCCCATTTCTTGTAAATCTCTCATGCGTTCTTCATCTTCAGCTGGTATGTATTTACCCCAGTCAGCACCCCGTAATATAGGTTCGTATTTAGGAAATCTACAACGTCTGCCTAATAAAGTTTTTATTTGACCTTTTTTAGCAGCAGCTTTCATAACTTCATTCATTAATTGTTTTACAAATGGAACTCTAGAATGATATTTATCAAATAATTCTTCAGCTTTAAATTTTGATACTCCTAACTCTGCCTGTAGTTTAGCTTTACCCATTCCATAAAAAAGACCTAAATTAATTACCTTTGCTTGTGAACGAGGTATTTCTGCCATCTCTGCTACAATTTTGTGAAAGTCGGTTGACGAATCAGTATCATATGAATCTGCTATTGTATTTACAGATGGTAAACCATAACGCAAAGCATAGTGTGCAACAAGTCTTGGTTCTTGTTGCGAGTAATCAAAGCAACCCCACTGACAACCTTCCTCTGGTATAAATAAACTTCTTATCATCGGACCTAAAACTTTATCTCTTGCTGGTATTTGTTGTAAGTTTGGATTGTTGTAAGAGAAACGTCCAGTAATTGTACCACCATCATCAGATCTAATTTGATTTATTTCTGCATAAATTCTACCCTTATGTTCATGTTTTAAAATTGTATCTATAAACGTCGTGTTTACTTTATTAATTTTTCTTGCCTCTGCTATCTTTTGTATGATAGGATGTTCATGATTAGAAAGGAAATTTTTTGTAAATGAAGGTTCACCAGATTTCGCAGTCCGTTCGTAAGATAGTTTTAATTTTTGAAAAACTTTTTCAATTGATCTTGCTGCCCATATTTGAACTTCTTCTCCTGTTTCTTTTTGAACTTGTTGCAATAATAGGTGCTCTTGTCCTATTAATTCCTTACGCAACTCGTAAGCTCGTTGAGTATCTACGCGAACGCCTAAAAAACGCATGTCCACAAGACAAGGAAAAAGATCCGTTTCTAGATTAAATATATCTTCTAAATCATTTTCTACTAATAATTTTTTTACATGTTGCCAAAGTTTAAAAGTTAATTGAGCATCTTTCTCTGCATATGCTCCAACTTCCTGCGCAGGTAATCTCCACATGTCTGCTTTAGGATCTAATCCTCTTGCTTTAGCTGCTTCATATAATGCTCTTTCATTTTTACCTTCACTTAAAAAGTGCCATGATAAAGTATTAAGTGTATATGAAAATCTATTTTCATCTAACAGCGAACATGCAATCATTGTGTCTACTATTAAACCATTGATATTTAATCCTAAACTACGTATCCAACAAACATCATACATAGCATTATGAAATATTTTTGTAGCTGGACACTCTAAAATATCTTTAAACCACTCTAATGTTTTTTTTCTATTTGAGTTTGGCCCCTCTGCATGAGCTATTGGAAAATACCATTGATCATTATAAGTGGCCACTGATATGCCTACTATCTCACCATTACCAATAACAGCACCAGATCCTTTTGATTTTAAATCTGGATCTCTTGTCTCTAAATCTATTGCAATCTCATCATAAGATCGTAGATCTGGATATTCTGTAGGTTGAACCCACTCTGTAGGGGGTAATATCATTATTTATCTTTATAAGTAAAAAAGTTTGCCATAACATATCTTCTTTCTGCATCTGTATTAAATTGAAGAGACATGTGATATATTTTAGAATCAAAAATTATAGCTCTATTTTCTTTAAAACCAACATGTCTATTTAATACCATTGAACCATCTTCTTTTTTTTCAAAAAAACCTGTCCCACTATTTACAATCTCTTCTCCTTTTAAATAAACTAAACAATTTACATCACAATTCCAATCAGCGTGAGGAGTCATTTTTTTATGTTTTGTACTTAAAAAATAAGTGTGTTCTTTACCTTGTAACTTAAAATTAAAATTTTTATGTAAAAAATTAAACACTTCTTTTACAGCAAAATGATCAGGGCCTAATTGCACAGTAAAATATATTTTTTGATATGGATTATCTGCTAGTTTATCATTTGGATTAATAATAGCAGATCTATTTATAAATTGTAATCTAGACATATCTTTTATTACTTTATCGTAAACTTCTTCACTAAAAAAATTATCTTTAACAATTATATAATCTTTAATTTTATCTATCATTTATTTTTTTTATCCTTTATGTTTTTTAATTCTAACTGACAGTAATGTATTATTTTTTTAATATCTTCTGCGCCTCCCTTACGCTGATACCTGCAAACGTATTTTATAACGTTCCCCTGGAAAAACGATAGGTCGTTTTTAGAAATAAACTCGTAAGGTTGAATAGGAAATTTTGTGTAATGATTTCCAC